GACAGTCGTGCTGTGCAGACCTTGTATAAGGCAATGAAGTATGAGCAACTTCAAAAGAGCAAACCAGAGTTGAATAAAAAACTCCAGTCTGCCCCTAAGATGATGCGTTCTGGTACTTCAGTTCCCCAAGCTAAGTCTTCACAAGACAAACAGGCAATGCAAAGGTTGCGTGAGACAGGAAAAGTCTCAGACGCTGCCAGAGCATTTGAACGATTTTTATAAATTTTGGAGTATTAAATTATGGCTACCTATCAAACATATACCGCAATCGGTATGAGAGAAGACCTTTCGGATGTTATCTACTCGATTTCACCAACAGATGTTCCATTTATGTCTTCCATTGGCAAGACTAAGGCAACTGCTGTTCTGCACGAGTGGCAAACAGACAGCTTGGCTGCTGCATCTTTGGATAACTTTACAGTTGAGGGTGCAACAGCATCTGACGCTACCATGTCTCCTACTACTCGTGTAGGCAACCGCACTCAGATTGCACAGAAAACTATCAAGATTTCTGGCACTTTGCAGTCAGTTGACAAAGCTGGTCGTAAGTCTGAAAAGGCTTATCAGTTGGCTAAGGCTTCTAGCGAAATCAAGCGTGACATGGAGACAACCCTGTTGAGCAACCAAGTTGCTGCTAACGGCAATTCTTCTACTGCTCGTAAATTGGGTGGTCTGCAAGCATGGTTGAATTCTAACTATGATGGCGGTACTTCTGGCGTTGCTGGGGACTTGGGTACTACTGCTCGTACAGATGGTACAAACCGCACTTTCACAGAGGCAATTTTGCAAACTGTCGTTAAAGAAGTTTACGCTTCTGGTGGCAATCCTAAAGTATTGATGGTGAACCCTGCTCACAAGCAGTTGGTTTCTGCCTTTACTGGTATTGCTGCACAGCGTTTCATGGCCCCAAGCAATACGCCTACAACCATCATTTCGGCTGCGGACGTTTACCTGTCAGATTTCGGTGCAATCTCAATTGTTCCCAACAGGTTCATGACTTCCACTAACTCATGTGGCGAAACAGCGTTTATCCTTGACCCTGACATGGCTGCTATTGCTTATCTGCGTCCTTTCCAGACCAACGAGTTGGCTGTAACTGGCGACAACGAAAGCACTCAGTTGCTGTGCGAGTACACCTTGGAAGTGAAAAACCAAGCTGCTCACGGCATTTTGGCTGACTTGACACCTTAATCTGGTGTAACTCTAAAATGCCTCAGACTAAACATCTGGGGCATTTTCTTTTCTACTCAAACTGATAGAATTAGGCTATGCAAAACCCTAACAACTTTAGACAAACTGCTGTTCATGCTGATGGTGAGGGCGGTATCGTTATTCAGACTCGTCAAGATGTGTCTGACATTGTTGAGCAAAATAAAAAAGAATATAACTCGTATGACGAGAGAGCAAGATGGTCTGACCAATTATTTGGCAATAAGGTTGCATCTATTCCAATGACAGTCATTGATGACTTGAACAAAGCTGGAATCATGCGTGGCTTTGCTGTTCTAGATGACAAGCGTTTTGCTGCTTGGTTAAATGACCCAATGAATCGTGCATGGCGCACTAGAACAGGAGTTGTATGAGTTTTACTACCTATGCTGAACTACAGACAACTATCGCAGGGTACTTGGCTCGTTCAGACCTAACTACTCAGATTCCAGACTTTATCCGTTTGGCAGAAACAAGATTACGCAGAGACTTGCGTATTCGTCAGATGTTGACTTCAACTACGATTACTTGCACATCAGGTACAGCGACAGTTTCTATTCCGTCTAACTTTCTTCAAGTAAGTGATTTTGTTGTAGCGGGTAATCCTGTTCAGCCACTTGCGTATGAAAGCCCTGCGTTATTTTCTCGCAACTCAAGAACAATGGACGCTGGTAAGCCAAAGACTTATACAGTTCTTGCATCTACATTTAAGTTAGCACCTATTCCTGATTCTGGTTACTCATTAACTTTAATCTATTCTGCTGCACCTGATTTTTTAAGCACATCAAACACAAGCAATTCATTCTTGACTGTTTGCCCTGATTTGCTTTTGTATGCGTCTTTGTTAGAGGCAGAACCTTACTTGATGAACGATGCTCGAATCAATACATGGGGAACTATGTTTGATAGGGCTATGAATGGTTTGACTGCTTCTGACGAGCAAGGTCAATATTCTGGTGTTCCATTGACTATTAGAGCGACATAACATGGCCACACAACGAGTACAACTAGGCGAATGGATGCCTGACCAATCAGGTATTACTGGTGCATTGACTGACGCTAAGAACGTGGTTTCTCAGGCTGTTGGATATGGGCCTTTTCCTAGTGCTGTAGCGTTTTCTGGTACTGCTGCCGAAGACCTAGTGTCTCTGTACGCTGCCAAGAATCCAGACTCTACAACTCAGTTGTTTACTTCTGGCGCATCTAAGATTTACACAGTAAGCGGTATTGGTGCATTGACTGAAGTTAAGACAGGAATGACTACTGGCATTAACGACAAGGTTCGTTTTACTCAGTTTGGTAAACGAGTAATTACTACAAATAATGCTGATGTTTTGCAAGGATGGACGCTAGGAACTTCTACGTCTTTTGCTAATTTAAGTGCATCTGCACCGATAGCTAAGTACATTACTGTTGTGCGTGATTTTGTTGTTTGTGCTAATACGTTAGAGACAACTCAACAGCAATATCGTGTTCGTTGGTCAGCTATCAATGATGAAACAGATTGGACAGAGAATGTGAATACTCAGTCTGATTATCAAGATATTCCTGATGGTGGACAGATTGTAGGAATTCGTGGTGGTGAGTTTGGCTTGGTGTTCTTAGAAAGAGCCATTAGCCGAATGACCTATGTAGGCACTCCGTTCATATTCCAGTTTGACAACATCTCTCGTAATAAGGGATGTATGGTTGCAGGTTCTATTGCTCAGTACCAAGGAATTACATTCTTCCTATCGGACGATGGTTTCTATCTGTGTGATGGTCAGACTGTTCAGCCAATTGGTAGTGAGAAAGTTGACCGATTCTTTATTGATGACGCATCAGAATCTGACTATGGTTCTATGTCTGCTGCTGTTGACCCTATTCGCAAACTGGTTATTTGGAACTATGTAGCTACAGATGGAAATCGTAAACTGATGGTTTACAACTTTGCTACAAAGAGATGGACTTATGCAGACGCAGGTACTGATTACTTGTCTGAGGCATCTACAACTGCTGTAACTTTAGAGCAGTTAGATAGCATCTCAGGTTCTATTGACGCATTGACAACAAGTTTAGACTCACGTTTGTATGTGGGTGGTAAGTATTTCCTTGGTGGTACGCTAGGCGCAAAGGTCTATACCTATACAGGCGCAAGTCTTACAGGACAGATTGCTACTGGCGACATTGACCTTGGTGGGCAGTCTGTGGTGACATTGGCTCGTCCACAGGTGGATGGTGGCTCTGCAACAGTTGCAGTAGCTTCTCGTACATTGTTAAGCCAAGACGTTACCTTTACTACTGCTGTGGCTGCTGACTCAGAAAACAGGGTTTCTTTGCGTAGCGCAGGGCGTTACCATCGTATCCAAGTTGTTCCTACTGGCGCAGATTGGAAGAACGCTGTGGCTGTGGACGTTGACGTTGTGGGTCAGGGAGTTCGCTGATGTTTAGAAGCCTACCTGCGTTTGGTGGTGACCAGAGGGCTGTGGCAGAAGTTGTCCGTGGCATCATGGACGGAAAGACCAATAACACAGGGACTTTGACTCTAGCAACTGGTGGTGCTTTAACTACCACTCTGACAGACAGAAGGATAGGCCCAGACAGCGTGATTGTCTTTGTCCCTGCCTCTGCTGCTGCTAATGCTGACTATATGCCTTATGGGGCGTTTCAGAGCGTTGTTGACCAAACAATTGCTAGTGCAAATACTGCCTATGCAATGACGTTAGACACTACTGATTATTCCAATGGTGTAACTCTGAGCAATAGTTCTAGGGTAAATGTCAAAAACGCAGGTGTTTATAACTTCCAATGGTCTGGACAGTTTCAGAATACAGATACACAAGAGCATGACGCAAGTGTTTGGTTGCGTAAAAATGGCACAAATGTCGTTGGCTCTACTGGCTTTATTGGTATTCCTAGTTCTCATGGTGGAATTGATGGACACACAGTTGTCGGGTGGAACTACTTTCTTGAGTTAGCGGCTAATGACTACATTGAACTTTATTGGTCATCCCCAAGCACTAATGTTTCCTTACAGTTTTATGCTGCTGGAACTAGCCCTACAAGACCAACCACAGCGTCTTTGATTGCTACCATGAACTTGGTATCGCCTAACGCTTTGACAAATATCTATGCTAGTTCCCAAGGACAGGGTACGGCTACGATTACCCATTTTGCAAATTCGACTGCTAATAAGACATATCGGTATGCAATTATTGGTTGATTTTAATAATTTATGTATAATGGATTCCGTGGATGACCCATCTTGGAATCCGAAACTCTAGGAGTAAAAGATGGCTACCACTACCACATCACAAGTTGACCCCGCAATTGCACCATATCTGAAGTATGGTCTGGAACAAGCGTCTGGACTGTACGCAGGTGGTGGGCCACAATACTACACAGGCGAAACCTTTGTAGCACCCTCGCAGACCACTCAATCAGGGCTACAGGCTTTGGAGACTCGTGCTTTAGCGGGTAATCCCTTAACTGGTGAGGCTCAACAAC